GACCTGAGCAAGGGTGATCGTCACCGGATAGCTGGTGAGATCAGTGGGATCCAAGGGCCGGCAATCGATCTTGGTCCCCGCCTGCTGACCACTGAACGTAAAGACGGCCGCACTCCCTGTGTAAGACCCCTCGTTCTCGAGGCTGATCACCTGAAAGGCCGGTCCGACCTGCACATTGGGCAGGCTGAACAAAGCCAATGCAGGAAGAGCATTGACGAAATTTTGAGTGACGGTGACTCCGGGTTGTCTAACGACGGCCATACGTTTCGATCTCCTTGATCATCCCGACTGAATGAGCCCACCTGGGTTCACGGTTAATTGTAACAAAAATTTCCTTAACCGAATAGGGTCAACCCACTCGGTCTTCCAGTTCTCAGTCACCTGGACGTTAATCAGCACGGGTGTGACTGAAAGTCCAGGCCTCGCGCCCTTCTGAATCAGAGCTCGTTGCCCAACTTGGTTCACATGAATCGTCAGGAATCCGAACCGCTTGAGTGCGGGACCGAACATCTCCACGGCTCCCGACACGATCGCGGCCAGACCGTCGGCCTCAAGCTCCTCACTCGAGTAGCAGGAAATGCCGACTGATCCGTTCAGGATCCTGGCCCGGTGGGTACTGAGTCTACCGATCTGGGCACTCCCAATCCCGCCATTGATGCCGGCGAACTGATACCGGATGGGTCCGCGCGCCACCACCAACTTTGGCCTCGTGTCCACTGTCTCCAGGTTGTCGGTCGACTGGCCTTCGATGGCTATCTCCGAGCTAACTGGGTCCCCGATCACGTACTTATACTGAGGCAGTTGATTATCGAGCTGCTCGGTCTCAGAGAAGCTGGCGATACCCGGGAAAGTAGAAAACAAGGCCTGCAGAAAGCCAAGCATCGCGTTCTCGATGAACCGTAAGGAGTTCTGGTACTGTTGATTGGGATTGACCAGATCCTGCGGACCGTTAGCCATTCATGGCCTCCTGGACTTCGTCCTGTGTGGGCTCATAAAGTGACTGTCTCAACCACTCCGCGTAGTTTTCCCCGTCTTCGAAGGCAAGGTATCCAGCGGCGGCTTCAGGACTGATGACTTTAACCATGATACCACCACCTTCATGGTATTCGCTATCATCGATTTTGATGGCGGTATCCGGGGTCCCGGTCAGGAAATTGCGCTTGAAGTCATCGATGACCTGGCCTTTCAAGAGTTCCCGCGGGATCGGGGCTTGCTCCTGGAAGAGGGGGTCGACTGACTGAAGGGTGATCATTTGGGTAACTCGGGCAACGGTAAACTCTTGCCCGCAAATGAGTGCGTGCAATCAGCGCAGAAGTTGAGGATTCCGGAAGTCAGGACGTAATGGCAGACGGAAGGGATCGGATTGCCTTGTAGATCCCTGACCCACTCACCAGTCCACTTGCCGCCAATCTTTTCTGTCTGGCTCCCTGAATGTTTGAAGCTCGGCTGGAACGTCGGCTTATTCACATCACCGTTGAAAGCCCAGCCATTTGGCAGCGGATGCATCTCTTCACAAGCCGGACACCAGTGCATGTAGCCGTCCGTAGTCTGCCGGAGGTACGGGCTTACTTGGCTCATTTGTGGTCGCTCCGAGGGTTCATCTGACTTTCATCCCGGGCCCCGGACTCACGGTATGCGAAATCGGCTTCATGGCCTTCCTGGCGTTCTGAGCGATCGGGTGACTCATCGTCGCGGTCTCGGGCTGTCCCGTGAGTGACTTCAGCCCCTGAACCGGATTACCCGGCTTGATGTCGGTCGTGATCCGCCTGGGTCTCGACATCGCGTTCATGCTGTTTTTTAGGCCCGTGGTGAAGGATCCCATATCAGCACAGCGCCGTCACTTCGGAAGGATGGTCTGGATTCTTATTGAACAGCCATTTCATACAGCTCTCCGTTCGGTTCGAGGAGTCTTTGCCGGTTGCAGGGGAATTGTTGCCCTCAGAAATCTTCGAAGGTGCCTTGATCGGGGTGTTGTCGTGGTGCTTGGCGATCTTCTGGAGGCCGCGGGAAAATTTCATTTGTTACCCAGAAATTTCTTACGAGAGTAGTTGGTCGAACTATTCATTGGTAATTTCCACTGCTGGTCCATATAGCGTGTGTGACTTCTCATATGGGGTGATAAGTCCACAATTTTTCCACCAATAAAATTAGCATGCCGCATATCATGCAATCCAGGATACTTGGCCTTTAACTTCTCAAGATGCTGTTCGGTTTCTGGCGATAGTTTGGGCTGTGTCTGGAACATTGCCCTTACGCGACTTCTGTGCTTATCTGCGCGCACATATTTTCTGTGACTAGCCTCATCGAAATCAATACGATCGCCTTCTGCTGGCCAGCGTTTATTCTCTAGGTCTTCAAATGCTTTGTGCTTTTGCTTGTAGAGAGTGTCGATTCTACTGTGCATTTCTTTTGCGTGAGGTTTGCTGTATTCATAGTAACTCACCGGCTTTCCAGCAACTCTAGATAGAAGGTGTGCAAAATCACCTTTCCCTCCAGTTATCTTTTTAGTGTGCTTCCAGAGGTCTACTCTTTCTTTTTCCGCAGAAAGAGAGTCCATAAGGTGCTTGGGGTGAGTTGAGTCTAAGATCGGTATTTTTCTAACCGCTAAACCGTGCTGTGGATGAAGAACCAAGTCAGCAATCTGCTCGCCTCCATGCCCCAGTCGTTTCACTTCTTTTGGATTAGAAACCAGTCCTTTTAGGCGGTCAATAGCTGAAGGGCTAAGATTGCCTTTAGCGATCTCTTTGATGAAGCGTGAGGTGGAGATTTTCTCAATGCCCCGTGAAAAGGTCACCGGCTCAGTGTCCCTGCATCTTGCGGAGCCGCGGCACCGAAGCCTAAGCCTGACTTCAGATTTGACCAAGCCGAGCTCATGCTCGTACCGCCCGATAGTGCTCCGGCCTGCATCTGCCTGGCCTTGCGAGGGTCGATCATAGGAGAGCTTGGCGCATCGGCGATCTTACAAATGAGGAGTGCATTTTTCTTCAAACCCTTACTGAACATCAGAATTCTCTTTTCCGTTTGATGGCTTCAAGTTCCTTGAGTTTCACAGCAGCATACTTGGCATCGAAAGGCAGATGGTACTCAATATCTCCGGGCTTCACTTCACTGACCCTACAGAATTGTAACATAGGAACTCTGCGCTTTTCAGTCGGCTGGATCTTCTCGAAACGCCAAAGCCTGCCACTCCTGATCTCCTTCACCAGATCGCCTTGTGTGACTTCTGGAAAATTGCTGAGCAGCACTTGGCTTTCGTTGGGCTGCATCTCACCCCAGGGCGTGATGTCGACGGTCTTGGGATTGGGGCTGTAATCCACATAGCTGTCGATCGCGCGGTAAAATCCACCCACCCAGTTGGTTCCGAAGCACGAATTGCACTTACTCAGGGTCCGCTTACTTTGGAGCTCGTCGAAGCACTTCGGGCACCGGATGCCGCCGCGGCGTCTCTGATAGATCAGCGATGGTACGCCGATCGTGTCCTCGAGGAGAAAGTTGTGCTCCTCCACGATGTAGAGCCCGATCAGATCGAGCTCGCCCTCAAATGTGAAAAGTTCGCTTTCGGTTGTCTCCTGCGTGCTGATTCGCTGAATCACGAGCTTGTAGTAGACCGGCCGATTCAGCATCTGGAGGTTGACTGCCTGGTCGATGTACCACGGATAATCGAGCGCCGAGATGGGCTGCGAGATATACGCCGTTACGTTCTCGGCGTGCGTGCTGGCCGGGATAGGCTGAACCCGCGACTCCTTCTGCGTCATCATGTCGATGTGTTGGAAACCCGGGATGGCGTCTTGGGCCTCGGCTCTGAGGATGAAGACTTGGTGATCCTGCAGCACTGAGCCCGGGATATTACGCTCACAGAATTCCCACTCGATGCGGACGCGCGCTGGCGTGCGGGAGAGGGGTTGGGCGGTGTGGGATTTTAGGGTTAACTGGACTGACACTTAAGTGAGACCTCGGTAATGGAAAATTTGAGAAATCTTTTTTAAATAGGCGTCTTCTGAAGCTTCCATTTTAGAGGATTGGCAGGTAAAGCAGGCTGGAACAGAATTATCTAAAGTATAGTATGACTCATTATTTAAGCGATCTACAGAGTTGCACGGCACTATTTCGCCAGTGCAGTTATTCTTTCTGTTAGAGATGTCACCACAGTAATGGCAAGGTTTTGAGGTGAGATGAGTATATTCCTCCTCTGATAAGCAGCTTTTAATATTACGTTTATTTGCACCATTCAGATGGTGTAAATATGAGGCGTGTTTTACTGCGCGGCCATTAGGTTTTTTTTGAGAGGTACTAATCATTTCTCCAGTTTTGCATCCGCAACTTTTTACATCACCCTTAACTGCATTTCTGGATTTTTTCTCCACTTCATTCCCACATATACACTTAAAGAGCCATATGAATACCCCTGGCTCTTTACTATTGCGGACAAACTTTAAAGCTGTAAGGTACCCATAAGTTCTCCCAGTAATGTCAGCTGGCTTTCCGGTCTTATGGCAAGTGCGACGCTGCCCCATTCTCAATTTAGACTCTATGACCTGTATTGCTCCGCCGCAGTCGCAGTCGCAGTTCCATAACCTTTCGTGCCCTGGGACTACAGAGACCGCCGTAAGTTGATGAAACTTGTCGCCTGACTTAATCAATGCAGGCCCGTATTGTCGTGGCATCTGGATTACCCCCATTACCTGATTGTTATTGTCAATCAGAAATCGAAGCCAATTAACGAATATTCTGAGGAAAAACCATCTCCAAAACCACCGGCTACGTTTTGAAAGATCTTGTAGTTGAGTTTTTTGCTTTCATATTCAGCTGCGAATAATGACACCCAGCGTTGATAATACGCTGTTTTATTACTTCTCAAAAAACTACTCCCTCCGGATGAGTATGTCAACTCATTCCGAGACTGGTAAAGGCCTGCCATCTTCAAGCACTGGATCGCGCCACCATGCATGAGCAGGTAAAGAGAAGGGAAGTTGGTGATGTCGACCTTGGTGAGAAGTGGAGTGGTCGTGTTCCAGTCACTCAGAGTCATCAGGATAGAAAATTCCAGCCTGTCATCGTCTATCTCTTTACCGCGGATCAGCCGATTCAACTCCGGCGTATCCATGGTGAAATAGCGCAAGTACTTCTTAGCTTTCCGCATCCGTTCGGCCGCGGGCGTGCTGAGCTCTGTAGAGTCACTCATCGTCTGATAATAACACGCTCATCCATGAGCGCGCCACCATCCTTGGTACTAACGCTTGGAGCTGATGACGGCACCTGGGCCGGTATGCCTTGGCGCCCGGATCGTGAAGGCAGCGCTGTTGTCGAGGCTATGCGGCACCTCGCCAGGAATCGGGCTGAGTTCGTTGTTCGTGTCGACACGGCTCGTGTCCACCTTCGCGGCGCTCTCAGAGACTCGCACGCGGTCATGAACGTGGTGGGGCGCGATCGCGGGCCGGCGCGCCGGCTGACCGGGACGCTCGGGCATATGGGCGCCTTCGGCTTCGCCTGGGCCTGGAGGACGGCCCGGGCGATCCATGCCGAGAGCGGCGCCTGGCACGCTCTGAAGTGGCGGGAGGGTGGCGTCGACGGCGAGGTTGAGATCGGGTTCGTCCTCTTCAAAGGGATCGTCGTTGGTGGCTCGGGTCTCTTTCTCTTTCAGGCCGGCGTCGGCTCCCCGCATCTCACGAAGTGGGCTTAGTTGGCCTGGGGTCAGCATCTGAGCTGCGGGCGCGCCGATGTCAACGCCGCTGTCAGCATTGATCACACGGCACAGCCCCTGGTCCCGCCACTCGAGAACGTGCTCAGGAATCTCAGTACCCACTTCACCTTGCCAGTACCGATCGGCAGGGATCAGGGCATCTTTGAAGCGCTCTCCCATGCTGAGGAATTGACCGCCATGGGACTTGCTGCGACTGATATTGATCACTCGGATACGCATAATTTGTGCCTCCTGGGCTAGGAACAACTTACCTAACTGCGATGGGGTTGGCAAGGGCAAGATGAATAAGAATTCGGGTATAAGTTCAATAGGAGAAACTTTATATGCCCACCGCTAGAGTGCTTGAGTTTACAGATGCTGTTGCGATGAACAAATCAAACCCACAAACTTTTGAGGTCCCGACAGACCAGGAAATCGATCAGCTGAATGTTGGAGATAATATAAAAGTGAGCCTCGGAAAAGAACGTTTCTGGATTCTTATAACTAAAAAGAAACGCGATAAAAATTTTGTTGGTATCGTCGATAACGATGTCCTTCAGCCGGGATTGAAGTGTGGAGATGTTGTTACTGTGGAAAGACGCCACATCTACAATTTCCAAATCAACAAAAAGAAATAAAAAAACCCGCTTGGGAATCCCAAGCGGGTTTTAAATTTTAACTCAGGCGGACTAGTCTTAGAAGCTACCACCACCCGGTATGGTCTGGGGAACCGCGAGCCGCAGCTTAGCCACGGAACGCAAATTGGCGATCCCCATACCAACGTATTCCCACGACTTCCAGAAGACCTTGTCGGCTTCTTTCTTGATCCAGAACTTGACGTCATTCAGGATGAAGAAGTTGCCCAAGAACTGTGGATCCGTGAAGGCGAAGATGTCACCGGGAGGCAAAAGATCAGTCTTATTGGTGACTAACAAACGCCTCTTCATTATCTTGTCGGACGTCCACCCGTTGACGGTCATGTCAGACGCAAGGGGAGAGCCGACATCGGTTGCCTGCTGAGTCGTCCAGTCCGAGAAGTCCACGTTGGTCATGAGCAAGAGAGCCGACTGAAGAAGATCGCCGTCGATCATCTTGAACAGGCTGTTGAGCTGCGCGCGATTGACGATCGTGCCGGGAGAGTTGATGAACTTGCCCGAGTTGAACACGGCACCGTTGGCGGCAGCGAGACCAGTCGTGTCTTCGACACGCATGATGTCTTTGATGCCGTTTTCTTCGATCACTTTCGTGATCTGGTACTCGTACGCCATCAACTCAGCTTCTTGCTTGCTGAAGAGATCGGTTTCGACCTTGAAGAACGGAACCGCGTAGCGAGTGCCTTGCAGGTAACGTTCGCGGCCGGCAGAACGGAAATTGACTGCCGCAGCCGTCGAGGGATGCTCGAAGTCCACGATCTTCACCATCGTGTCGTGCTTGGTGGAGCGAGTCAGATCCGTCCGGACGACGGTTTCGGTGGGGAGCACTTTGCGGAAGAAAGAGTTCTCACGCAAGTAGCTCCGGATAAAGGCCTGGCCCACCATCGCGGTCTTCTGCTGACCATCTTGGGTGTCCATGCGCTCGACGAACAGGTTGTTAAAACTTACGGCTTCTTCGTTCACGGTGTAGCCTCCTCATGTTTGGTGTAGAATTGGCTAGATTCGAGTGAGCTTCAGTTAAAATGGGCCGGGGAGAAAAACTCACTCAGATCCCCGGCCCGTACTTTCGGTTCTTCATCTTTAGAGATAAAGTCCGTACTTCATTTTCAGTCAGAGGTCTGGTCAGTCATCAACGAGGGCCGACCAGACCGAAATCAATTACCGATTCAGAACTTCGACGGTATAGACGTTGCCGATACCGAGGATCACGTTCATGTCGTAAACGCGAGCCACGACGGCATCACTTCCGCCGGCGGCAGAGGGGATCTGCTCACCGCCACCGAGGTTCTTCACGCAGAGGTTCTGGCCGAGCGTGTAGGACGCCGCAACCAGCTTCGTGGTGTTGTACATGAACCCGCCGCCCTCGATCACGGAGATGTTGCCCGTGGCGAGAGAGTCGTATTCGTTGTTACCCACGACGACGGGGTAAACGTTGGCCGGCGCATTGCCGGTTGGGGGAGGAGCGAAGCCGGAAGCAGTCTTCCAGGCCCAGTCACCAGGAGCGAAATTCCCGGAGGCCAGAGGAGCGTCAACGTAATTGACGTGCTCGAGACCCTTGATGATGTCGAAGTAGTATTCGCTTGCGGGATTCCGCAAGTCGACGGTGATCGGTGCAACAAGTTCTTGTGGGAGAGTCATTTTCTTTTTCCTTATTGAGAGAACCTAAAAAAAACAGGTTCTTGACTGTTTCCGGGCTTCGGAATTTTGTCCCTTACACCACTATTCTACAGTATTCGTGTACCGTGCGATAGCCTGTAACGCGCCGAGCTCGTATTTTTTTAAGGTCTCACTGTTTAACGAGTGTCGACCTCACCATACAGTACCCAGCGCTCCATCTGGTTCAGCTTGCGGCCAGAAGAGTTGGAATCAGAATCATCCAGAGTGCCTGAATTGATGCCGACCGAACTTCCTCCGCCTCCCGCTGAATATCCGCGTTGGAGCGCTTTTTCTACTACCTGGAGGTCATCCTCTGTCATCAGAGACGCCACCTTGTTGAGAAACTCTTCATGGGTGCGAAAGGGCTCGGAAAAACCAAGCTCAATTTCGCGGAAAGCAACCTTCATCGCACGCTTCTCGAGGTCGTTATGAGCTGCGACCTTTTCGAGTTCCAGTCTGCGCGTATGCTCTTGTTTAAGAAGCTGGCCTGCTTTCTTGACCAGCTCGGGATCGTAACCCATTTACTCTCCGATCGTACGAGCCATGCTGCGCTCGCCGCTCGGAATGGGTTTGCCATTCTTTCCGGCGTTGACGTCATCGCCCTTAGCAGAAGCCATGGCCGCACCGACTGCCACAAAATCAACGAGGCGTTTTTTTAAACGACCCGCAGCGACTTTCTCCAGGGCCTCATCGACATGGGCATTCATGTGGCCCTGTTCGTAAGCCGCTTCCTGGAACCTAAACATCCGATCGAGTTCATCGAGCTGCGTATCGGCATGGATCTGATTCATCACGACCGCTATTTTCTCGAATTCGTCGAGGCCGGTAAGGGAATCGTTTCCGGCGCACTTCTCGATCTGGGAGACGACAGCGTTGACTTCGGAAGAAGAGGAAGGGGCCCCAGAGACAGCCGCAGGAACAACTGGAGAGGCGGTTTTAATCACTTTCTCCAAGTCATTTAGGCGGTCCGCGTCTGCGAGTAGGTCTTTGAGTGGTCTCATAGATTCCTCAAGAGTGGTGTGTTCTGAGGCCCCGATTCCTTAATCTTCCTTGTGACCCATCAAGCGGTGAGCGAGAGCAGCACCGCCGGCACCCGCTGCGGCGCCAGTGCCCGCACCGTAGTAGGCTTTATGCTTGCCGACATGGCCGCGAGCCTTGTCGTAAGCGCCACCCAAGTGCTTCTTGAGTTTAGCCATGTGGCCCATCGCTGCGCCGGCTTTAGTCCCGCGTGCCGCGATCTTCTCGATGCCGTCACCGATCAGGTTCTCGACGGATTCCTGCATCCGGACTTCGTCCGCGAGCTCGGCAACCGTGCACTCAGAGGCTTTCTTGTCGTGGCCGCTCTTGTGACGGAGAGCCATGTGAGCTCCGAGAGCTCCGACACCGGCACCTGCGATCAAGGCCGCTTTGCCCTTGTGCTTCTTGCCGTACTTCATAGCTTCATGGCCATGACCCTTGGCGGCTTCGTAAGCCTTACCGAGGCGAGCCTTGGTCTTGTCAAGGAAGCCCTTGGCCTTCTTGATTTTCTTGGCGTCGGCAGTCTTAACTGCGTCTTCAGCCAGCTTTTCGATCTGGTTGATGTAGCCTTCCAGCATCGCGGCACCGCAGACCTGAGCGATCTTCTGGAGTTCGACGGGGTCCGAGTTTTCGACGACACCCGAAGCCGCCTGAGCTTCGTCCATGGCCTTCAGAATTTCTTCTTCGGCACCATCGAATTCAGCCGAAGCTTCTTTCGAAAGGGGTTCTTCGTCATCGGCTTCCGCGAATTCGCGGTCCGCACAATAAGCGCCGTACGCGTAGATGCTTTCGACCAGATCGTTGCCAGCAAGGCTGGCTTCAGCCTGCTTGACGAGCTCGGGGTCGAACTCCTTCGCCAGAAGCGCCTGGAGTTGTTCTTCGTTCATACCCTGCAAAGCCTGTTCAATCTCGTTCATTTTTGAGTCTCCTGAGGTTTTTGTTTCCGGTCGTTGTGATCCGAAACGAATGGGTTAAGGCCGATTAGGTCTGGTGATAAGCTCCGACATCGCCAGCCTGCGCCTTGATCTTGCGCTTCAGCATTGCCTGAGCGGTGACTTCGGGAATGTCCATGCGCTTGGCCGTGCTGCCGTTGGTTTCGACCTTGCCGCCACCGGTCGCCTTGTGGTTGACCGTGATGGCTGGATCTTGGCCGTTACCGACGATCGCGGCGAGTTGGCCGCTGTTGGAGAGACCGGCCATGGGCTTCGAACCTTCTTCAGCGCCGCCAGCGGAGTCGCCTGCGAT